GATCCACAGGCCGCTGATCGGGCGCCAGCGTTCCGTACATCGTCCCCGCCAGATAATGCCAGGCGCCGGCCTGCATCTGGTAGATTACGTTCGAACGGTCGGTTTCGATATAGAGTTGGCTGTCCATCACCTGGGCCGCCGGCTGACGATCGGCATGCAAACCATAGCGGGCGGCAGTGACATCGAGCCATTGGGTCTGCGTCCACATGTGCTCACGCGCCTGGTCGGTGCCGCGGAACCAGAAACCGCCATCGTTTACCCCCAGATCCGTCGGCCGCTCGTCGGGCACGAAGGTGCCCCACATCGTGCCGGCCAGATAATGCCAGGCGCCGTTGCTGTTCTGGTAGAGCATATTGCGATCGGTTTCCACATAGAACGCCCCGTCCGGCATCTTCCCCGGAGACGGCCGGTCGGCGTGCGTGCCATACGTGATCAGGCCGCTGAGCCGGGCGCCGGTTTTCTGCCAGTACAGATACCAGGATTTCTCGGTGCGCGGCGGGTTGTCGGTGCGCCCCGACAAGGCGATGCTCTCGATATCTTCGAGCGCGGTGCGAATCGGCGGAATCGGGATCGCTTCTTCGGTCATCACGCAAATCCCTGCGTAGCTTCGAGAAAGGTATCGATCAGGGCGACTTTGGTATGCGCGTTTACCCCGACCCGGTAGACGCGATCGCGCGATTTGCCCAGCCGGCGGAACACCCCGCGTTTCAGGTAGTCGCCACTCCCCGCCATGGCCATCAGCCGGCCCAGCTGAGCCGTCGTCCACGTGTGGCCGTGGTCGTCGCTCCAGTCCAGGCCGAGAATCGGAATCGGATCGCCCGCATTCAAGGCGCCCATTTCGACCAGAACCTCGAGCCGATGATCGTAGTGATACTGGTTTTCATTGATCAGGTGAGGGAAAGCCCGCTGGCACTGCATCGCGAGCCCATCATCATCGTATAAATTCGACGACATTTCATATAAATTCCCGGTCTCGTAATTCCCGACAATATGTTTTCCGCCGTCACCCCATTCCGGAATAAAGACGTGATACCAGGCCTGATAACGCAGGAAATTCGTGCCCGACTGGTTCCAGCGGCCGCGCTCATGCCACAGTTGCGTATTGAAGTCGTACACCCACGTCTTCTCCTGCTCCCAAAAATTAATTACCCAGTGCAGGTGCCCCGCATTCACATAGGAATAACTGACCGCATCGCGTACGCTGAAGTCGGGCGCATTCCAGGCCCACTCCTGCGCATGGGTTGAGATGCGCACCGGCTGCAGTCCTTGGGACATATAGGCGCGTGTCTGCCCATCTGCCCCGCCGCCCAGCCAGCAGAAGCTCGGCCCCACCGAACACGGGGCGTAAATCGCTACGCTGCCGTCCTGGATGAAAGCCCCCGGGATGCGCTGGAACGGGAATTCCGCAGCGCCCGTGTTCTGCCAGATCTCCGTCGATTCGGTGCCGAACAGAATCAACTCCTCGTGATCGCACAACACCGAATTGATGTAGTCCGCGCGGCCTTCCTTGACACCGAACATGAGCTCGTCCCACCAGGTGAAATCGTTCAGCGCCGAAATATTGAACTGCCGGCCCCGGTCCGGCATGCCTCCCGGCACGCGATTCACTACCCCGTAGCCGTCGATAAAGCCACCCGTCACCGCATCCAATGGATCCCCGGCGGCGATCGACCAGGGGACATTCTGCTCGTCAGGCGGCGTCGGATTCAACAGCAGCGTGTCGGCGTTGACCACGCCCGCGACCTGATACTGCCGCCCATTAACGTACATCCCCATGCCCGTCCAGGCACCGGCAAAGGCGGGTCCGGTGAGACGCTGCAGGCTGGCATTGGCGCTTACCGTATTGCCGGTGCCAGAGAGCACCATCAGGATAGGCACTGGCCCGGCGCCGTTGTCGCAGTAGGCGCGGTTGCCAGAGATGATCAAAAGCTGATGGCCGTTGCTGAAGATCTGCGCCGGATCGGGATCCGGATTCCCCCAGGCGACCGTACCGCGATCGTTGAACGTGCCATTCTGGAATACCTCGGTAAAGTTGGCCCCGTTGACCGCGAACAGGCGGCCGCCGCCGGCCCACAGGCATCGGATGGTGGGCTGCGACAGGGTGGTAAACAGCTTGAGCCCGGGGCGTCCGTATAACGCCAGCTTCACCGGTTCGTTGGGCACCTCGATGACTTCTGGCACGAGGTTCATGCACTGCTGCGCCGCGGCGTTGACGCTTCCGGAAACGTAAGAAGGACCGGCGAGAGAGATTTTCATGGCAGAATGGAATCGACCCGCTCCACCAGGCGGTAGAGGAGAAACACCGTGCAAAACGGGAAAAAAGACAGGCTGGACCGCATCGAAGCGTTAGCTGCGGAAAACACCAGAGGATTAGCGGATCTCAGGAAGTTGGTCGAAGCCAACACCACCGATTGGCGCAAAGCTGAGGCATCCCTGGCGCACACCAGAGAACTGCTCAATATGGCAGCAGCGCAGACGGTAGAAAATAAACGCGAGTTAGCGCAATTTTCTAAAGAATTCCGGGTGGATCTCGCCAAAAGCCGCAAGGAACACGACCGCGAAATGAAACAAATCCGCGCTCTGTTCAAAGATATGATCCGCCGCATCGCAGTTTGATCTCTTGCATAGCCGCTTCTCTCGGCTGGCGAGGGCGTTCGGCTGGTAACCGATAGGGGCGGAACGCAGACCGCCCCAGCTCTGCTACCGGTGCCCGCCGCTATATACGTCCCAATCCCCGCACTCGCAACCTAAGCCCAGGGGCGCGATCGGCTGTGGCGCATTGATGCTCATCACCCGCATCAGCGATTCCCGCGCCTGCTGCCGCACGTCGGCATCGATTTGCCGCTGGAAATGCGGCGCCAGCCGGCAGGCCAGATTCAGCACCAGAGCGTCGTCGTAGCCCATCGGCACGGCCAGCGCATCATCGAGCGATTGCGCCCGCGGAATCAGATGCCACGCCCACAATTGCAGCATCATTCCCGCCTGCGGCTGCCCGTAGAACAGAATCTGACCGATGGGCCAGCCGCGGTCGTAATACAGCATGTCGGGCAGATTAGTATTGAGAGTTTCGGTATCGCGCATCGCCCAGATCTCGGGCGTCGCCGCCAGCACCGGATAGCGCGCGTTCTGGGAGATCAACACCGCGCCAGAGATCACATGCGGCCGGCGGTCCGTATGCAGATCGACCTCGATGATCCCGGCCGGATCACAGCCGATGGTATAAGCCGGCTTGCTTTCGGTGATCGGAATTTCGAGCGTATCGAGCGCCCAGATGGCCAGCCGGTCGCAGTTGAGCGAGCTGATCAGGCGGTTTAATTCGTCGATGGCATCCTGAAACTGCGCCGGCGACGGCGTTCGCCCCGTACCGATGGTGATCCCGGCCTTGCGCAGCGCGGGATACAGAATGCCGTTGCCCACCTGCAGCACCGGACATCCCGCCCCAGCTCCGCCGTCGCCGCCAAACAATGCCTGATTGAAGAGAATCGCATTAAAGAGAGGCATCGACTTCACCCCATGTTACGGTCCGATATACACCCTGGTTCCGTCCGACCACCAGGTTACTGGCCGGTTTGGCACCGTGGTGATGGTATTGGCGATGGTGGCGCCGGCCGTAAACGTGACCGCGCCGTCGGGCGTCACCAAGCTTCCGCCGGCTCCCGCCCAGAGGGCATTCACCGCCGCGACATTCACTGTTCCGGTGAGGGCGAACTGCCGGTTCAGCGGAAAACTGACGATAGCGGCGGAGGCCACCGACCCGATCACATTATCAATCCCCAGATTGTCGCGTAAGATAAAGCCCGCCGGATTGCCCTGTAACAGCAAGGGAGCCGTCTCATTATTGGTAAAGTCGTTACCCGTGACCACTCCATTCGAAGTTCCGGCCGCTACGGTCAGCCCATACTTGGAATGATCCGCTGCACCCCCTCCGCTTAAATTGCCGCTCCGGTTGTTACACACCATGTAATTCACCGTATTCGGTCCTAAAGAGATGCTGGCTTCGTTTGCCACGTTCGCCATGTTGCAGCCATAGAGCAGATTGTTCAACAATTGCAAACCGGTTAAGGCGCCGGCGTTTTTGAATCCCGCCAGCCGGCACACGCCGAGAACATTATTGGTGATCTGAAGATTGGTAACGGAGCAGCCGGCTGCCAGGAAGATTGCCTCGTTTGAGGGCACCGCCGGATAGATATCGCTGCGGACAGCGATCCAGTTGTTGTCGATCACGATGTTGGCCATTGCCGTCGCGCTGCCGGCAAAGGCGATGGCATGGTTGGCGAAGGAATCGAAAATCGAGTCATTGATGTTAATCACAGCGATCCCTTGGTTTGTATTCGCATTAAACCAGATCGCATTTTGCACCTGGATGATATTTACGCTCTCGATCTTTACTCCATCGGCCGCCTCGATGAGAATGCCGTACCTGGTCAGATTGGCGCTGGACATCGCGGCCCCGCCGATAAACCCTCCGTGAATGTGAATGTCGCTGGGATTCTTATTGCCCGTGGAGTCATGAATATAGATTCCGCTATCTGACGGCAGAGCGGCAGCAAACGCTCCGGTGTTGGATAGAAAGGCGTTGCGGATAGTCACCGACCCGCAACCGTCGATGTCAATGCCTCGAAAGCCGGTGTAAATACTGATATCTTCCAGAACGATGTGACCGGCAGTGTTGCCTTTGACATGAATGGCGGCGCCGCCGGTGTTGATGGGACTGCCGAAGCCGCCTTCGTTTAAAATCCAAATATTTGACATACGCAGCGACCCTTGCGCGGCGGTCGTTGCCTCGAATAAAAACAAATCGCCGTTCGGATACGCGGCATCACGAATCAGGGCAGGGACACCTTCGGTGTTGCCGATCAGGGTAAAGCCAGGAAACCAATCGCGAATCGGGAAGGTAATTTTGGCGTAAAGGTACGACGTGGCCGTGGGCATTACAATCGCCCGCACGACACTGGGGCCGAGAGCGATCGAGTGATAAAGCGCTTCCTGAATGCCCGCCGTGGCGCTCTGAATGGTCCAGGCGCCAGTGTGCGCATTGGCGCAGGTCACGAAGATCTGGCCCGTGGGCGCGCCGGCGACGGCATTGCCACCGGTGATCTTGACGGCTTCGGCCGCTCCGGCGCCGCCCGAGATCCATAACCAGTGTTCGGTATTGGTGCCGTTCACGCCATCGGGTACGGGCGTAAGGGTAATCGAATTCGTGCCCACGGTGAGCGCGCCGCCGGGCGCCTGTGCGGGAAAGTTAGTGGAATCTGCCGGGATGATCTCCTTGCCCGGGATCTTCGACAGGTTCGGTCCCAAGGCCGATTCGATGGCCTGAATCTCGGAAACCAGCGCATTGTGGTGATAGGCGTCGATCAGCCCCGAAACCGTAGCGCCGCTCAGATGAACCGCCGGAATCGTACCATCGAATCCGCGGGCGATGGGCACGCTGGTCCCGGTGGGCGCCGCGGTCACGCGCACGATCTCGTCGCCGATCGAAAGCAGCATATCGGCCACGATACCGGCTGCGCTGGCCACCGTCATGCTGATCGCGATGTCGGAAAGCGTAGCTGCGAGCATGGTTTGCAGCCGGTCTACCGCAATCGCCAGTTGCGCATCGGTGGCAATCGCTCCGGGATAAGACGGCGTAGGTTTGCCGAGTGAGCGCGGCGCCAGCCGGGCCGCAGCAGCTCCAAAGCCAGCGGCTCCGAACGCCTTCCTCATACGGCCCTCTCGACCGCCGCCGGTGGCGGCGTACCCCCCTGCGAGCGAACGTGATTGATGCTATTCATTTGCACGATGGACGCCTTGTAATTTTGCGCCTGCGATAGTAGCGTGGGATCCACCTGCGAGCGCGGATATTCCGGCAGAATCGCAATCGCGAAGTTATAGCGCAGCGCCATCTCATAACCGGGCGGCAGGTTGATCACCTCAGTGAGGGCGGCGAAAGGTACGATCTGCGCATAGACCCATAAATTCAATGAGCCGCCGGCTCGCGGGGTGGGCCAGATGCGAACGGTGGAGTCGGGGTACAGGTAGTCGCAGAACAGCTTCTTGGCCATGATGGCCTGCATGGCGGTCTCCGGTATGGCCGCCCATCCGCTAGAGTCCACGATCTCAAGCGGCCAATCGACGCCGCCGGCGGCTACGGAAGCCGCTTCGATCCGGACCGGCCAGGCCTGGAGCGGATAGGAATATTGATTGACGCCGATTTGCAGGCCGATCACTACGAGCTGCCGCCCCGCCAGGGAGAGCCCCTCGGTATTCCACGATGCGATCAATTGGTTGAGCGAAACGAAGGCGTCGTTGAGCTCGGCGGTTTCGAGAGTCTCGCCGGCGGCGATGGCGCCGATCAGACGGAACGAGGAGTGAATCAGTTCGCTGACGGTGGGCATTAAGCAATCCTCCAGGTGGTTTCGCCGTAGGCGTCCTGCGTTGCGCCCTGGGCGATAATCGAGACCGCAGCACCTTCCGCGTTCCCGATATGCCAGCCGCCGTCCTGAGTGCCCTTGTTGGAACCGCCCCAGGAAGCCTGACCATTGAGCGGCGCAAATCCCGCAGGCAAGGTTGCGAACTGACTGTTACCGACGTTCGCACCAGCTCGATTTATTTTGTAATATAGCCGCGCCACCGTGCCACCGACTTCGGTGCGCACCCAGCAATACCCGCTTACGCCCCCGACCAGCGCGCACGCCGTCCACGCTCCCGTGCCGTAACGCAGATCACCCAGGGCCGTATCCAGGATGTCGCGCGCGCCCGTGCCGTCGTTATTCTCGATCTGCGGCTGCTGCCCGCCGCTTGATTCGCGGATGACTACGCCCCCGCCATTGCGCTTATAGAACCGCCCGCCGCCGACAAGAGTTAAACCGCCACCATCTACCAGACTGTTGAACTCGTTGGTATACATCTGACCGTTGATCGTGCGCAGATCCGAGCCAGCCAGCTCCAGATTGATCTGGTAAGCGGAGTTATAGCGGCGTGTCCAAAATTCCAGGACCGTGGCTACGCCATCCCATCGCGCCTGGAATTTCGGCAAAGAGTTGCCGCCGCCGATTTGCACGGAAGGCGCGATCAGCCCTCCGGTCATGGCGTCGCCGGTGATGTTCACATAGAGGCCATCCGCCGTGTTCTGGTCCAGCTTATTGGCATACAGGTCGTTGAGCGCTTCCTGCACAGTGTCGATCGGCGGCAGCGACGGATTCAGCGGTATCTGCGTGGCGTCGAACGGGGGCCGTGTATCCACGTAATTTTTGGTGGCCGCATGCAGGGGCGCGATCGGGTCAGCGCTCAGCGTCAGCCTGCCCGTCATCGTGTCGCCCGCGAGGGCGACTTTGGTGTCCTGTAAGCCCTGGATCCCTTCCTGCACGTTGGTCCAGGGCGGAATCGCGGGATTGAGCGGAATCTGGTCCGCCGTGCCGCCCGCGGTCTGCGTGTCCACGTAGTCTTTCGTCGCCGCGTGCAAGGGCAGCGTGGGATCACCGGGAAGCGTGAGCGGGCCGGTCATCGTATCGCCTGCTTTGGCGACCTTCGCGTCTACTTCGGTTTCCGCCTGTTCGAGCGCATCCTGCACGTTGTTGGCGCCGAAGACCGCCGGAATACAGGCCACTTGCGAGGCGACCGTCGCCGCGCCCCCGGCCGCCACTTTGTTCCAGTTGACGCCATCAGAGAGCAGCCAGTCGCCGGGGGCCAATACGATGCCGGCGGCGGGGCCGGAGGGAATCGTGCCGCCCACGGTACAGATGACGAATTCGTTGAGGTGCACGTTGGCGGGCGGCAGCGGGCCGTCGGGAATGCCGCTCGATACGGTGAAATCGCAGGTGCCGGTAGCAGCGTCGATCGTGCCGATAAACAGCAGCGTGCCCGCCACCAGACGATCGACATACTGTTTCGTCGCGGCGTGCAGGTTCGCCGTGGGATCGTCGCTGAGCGTGAGCCGCCCGGTCATCGTGTCGCCCGCAATCTCTACATAGCGGTCCAGATCGGTCTGCTCCACGGCCGGCGACCAGGCGTTGTTTTTGCGCCCGTAGAGCACGTTGTTGGCGGGCGCGTCGGGAATGCCGCCACCCACCGCGCTGTCCACGTACTGTTTCGTGGCCGCGTGCAAGGGCTGGGTGGGAGCGCCTGGCAGAGTCAGCGGCCCCGTCATCGTATCGCCCACGATCTCTACGTAGTTGGTGAGATCGCTCTGGCTGGCCGCCAGGCCCCAGGCCGCGTTGATGCGTCCGTACAGATTGCCGTCGATGGGTGCATCGGTGATCGGGGTGATGCGCGAATCGACGTACTGCCGGGTGGCGGCGTGCATGGCCTGCGTCGGATCGCCAGCCAGCGTCAGAAAGCCGGTCATAACGTCGCCCGCGACATCCACCTTGCCGTCCAGATCCGTGGATGTGGCTACGCGCTGCCACGATGCATTGTTGCGGCCATACGTGGTGCCGTCGATGGGCGCCTCGGGAATCCCGCCCGGTACCACGCGCGAATCGACATACTGCTTGGTCGCGGCTTCCAGCGGCTGCGCCGGATCAGCCGGCAGCACCAGCGGGCCGGTCATGGTGTCGCCCGCAATCTCCACATAGGCGGTCAGGTCGCCGACGTCCGGCACCGCCACCCACGCCCCGGTATTGCGTCCGTAGGTCACGCCGTCAATCGGCGCGTCCCCGATACCGGTTACCGGCGGTGGCACCCATTCGGTGTCGTTATCGAGATTAGAGCGCTTGGCGAGGTGATCGCCGGTATTGCCGCCCGGCGCTACGCCAGGTCCAGGCGGACCCTGCGCGCCGGCGCCTGAGCCGATCCATGTAAAGCCCATTAGATTTGTATCCTCACCACGACCGTCGAGGTCTGGTCGGCAATCAACCCGATGAAGTCCTGGTAGGGCACGTCGTTATCGGCGATGTTGACACTCAGCATTTCGCTGGTGACGTCGCCTACCGCCGGATTGCCTTCGCTTTTCAGCCAGATGGTGCCCGGCCCGAGATTAATCACGTTCAACCGGCGGGTGGCGCCATGAACGCCCGGATGAATCAGGCGGGTGACTTCGGTAGTGCCGATACTGAGTGTGTTTTGAATCGAAAGAGTGACGTCAGGCATACGGCTACTTCTCTTGGGGCGGATGTTTTTTGCGGTGCCGCCGCGCCGGCCGCGGCTGTGGCGGGAATGGCGTGTGGAACCCGAAGGGGCCCTCGTGCCACTCCGCGCCCAGCGCGTCCTGCTCTTCGGCATTCTCCACGATCACCGGAGCCAGCGTCCGGTGATACAGCATTTTGGGGAATTCCTGGCCCGCGTTCATTAAAGCGTCGGGACGGGCTTCCACTCGCTACCGAGGGCCGCTTCTTCTGTTGTGTTGTAGACGATCTTCACCGGCACGTTGACGTTGTAGAACATCTTGGGGTAGCCCGAGGAAGCCTGGGGAACCTGCTCCCCAAGCGGCGGCGGAACGGTGATGTTTTCTTCCGGACTCATGCTTTTTTCTCCTTAGCTTTCGATGCGGCACGCCCATTCGGGACGCTGTGCGGCATGCCCGTAGAGCACATCGCAGCGGGTAACGAAAGTATCATTGATGATGTCGTATTGCGACACCATACGAATCGCGCAGCCGGTATCGGGATCCTGCTGATTGCTGCCGAACTGCACGTTGCGCGGCACTTCGAGCGGCGCCATCCCGATCACGAACGCATCGCGGTGAAATGCGATGCCCTGCGCAGTGAGCTGATTGGCGGCGCCGATGACAGCGAGCGCGGCCAGGTTGGCGGGCAGCGCGCTCACCGTCTTGTAGGGTCCGGTGGCGATGATCGGCGGATACAGCGGGATGGTGGCCAACCCGGCGGCATCGCTCGATACATCGGCCGTGGCGGTGAACTGCTGCGCGTTAGAGAGCGTGTCGCCCGATACCGGATTGACCGCGAAGACGTTATTGATCGTGAAGACGTCGCCTTTGCGCAGGCGTAGCGCGGCGGCCGCCGTCCAGCCGCTGGTGTTGAGCGAGCTGCCGGTCTGGTTGGCGCCGGCCACTACCGGAGTGCCGCCCAGCGGTCCAATCTGGTGGGTGCGGCAGTTCTGGTCCATGACCCACTCAAAGCCGCCCATCGTCCCCATGCGGCCCTTCTCGTACTGCTGCTTGATCTGAGTCGAGCTTTGGAACAGACCTTTGGCGGCATCGAGCACGGCGGTATTCATCTTGGGCGTGTAGCAGATGGTGCGCATGCCGTCGAAGGGGCAGGCGTTCTGGTCGAGCATTTCGCCCGCCTGCCAGTACGTCAGCAGCGTGCCAGGAACCGTGCCGGGCGTGCCTACGGCGTTGGGCGTCGTTTGATAGGCCATGGTCAGGCCGTCGACGTCCACCGCATTGGCCAGCGCGAGGGCGGCACTGTCCAAATAACGGTCGCGGAAGTTGTCGATCGAGAGCGTGAGGTCCTTGCTGCTGAAGCTGAACCCCACGACTTTCTGTTTGTTGAGGGTGAGGGTCTTCTGGGTTTCGGTGACGTCCTGTAGCGGCGTGAGCACCGGACCGTCCTGCGCGTTGAATTTGACCGGATCGCGCAACCGCAGCGTGTCGCCGATCTTGGCGCCTTCGACGGCGAACTTATCGTCCCACGTGTGGGCGATGGCGCCGCTGAATCCGAGATTGTTTTTGAAGCGGCGCAGGAGTTCGTTGGTGATGACCTGGCTGGTCAACAGCGTGTTGGGCACTTACTTGCCTTTCAGTTGCGCCTCCCGGGCGCGGTTCCATCGCTTCCAATCACGTGCCGTGTCCTCGTCGTATACGTTGTCGGCGGTTTTCACGGTGCCGTGACTGATCGGCGATAGCGGCCGGGGCGCGCTCGATACTTTCGGTTTGGGGTTTTCAGGGGCAGGCGGGGCATAGGCGGCAGAGAGCTTGCCGATGGCGAAGACGGCGCCGACCGGAGACAGCGCGGCGATGCGCTTCAGCTCCGCCGGGTTTTTGGCCAGCCAGTAGAGCAGCTCCGCGCCATGCTCATCCTCGAGCAGGGCCTGACGCGCCGCCAGCACCCCCGGCCCCTGCGGGATGGGGGTGGACTCGATCAGCTCCTGATAATCGGGATGAGCCTTCTGCGCGGCCTGCTCTTTGGCCGTCCAGCTCTCTTGTTCCGATTTCCGCGCGGCTTCGGCGGCACGCTGAGTTTCCTCCGCTTTCCGCTTCTCCTCGCGCTGGTCGAGCTTCCACTCGGTCAGCGCTTCGGTGTAGTCCTCCAGCGTCTTGTAGTCGTTGAGATCCGGCCGCGGGGTTCCGCCCACCGCCGGCGGCGGAGCGCCGGGAGCCGATGGCGCGGCCGCCGCCGGTGGTGTCTGTTCGAGCGCACGAACACGCTCGAGTAGTTCGGAGTTTTCCCGGATCAGCCGGTCGATTTTGCGCTGGCGGGAGCCGCCGCGGGAGGTGCCTGCTTCCTGAACATCATCCGGTTCCGAGTCCGGGGCGGTTGTGGCCGCCGGTTCGGGCGCTTCGGGCGAAGCACTCTCCTCCGGGGCCGCGGGCGGTTGGGCTGGTGGTTTTTCTCCCTCGGTTGCGGTGGGCAATTCACCCGTGCGGCGCCAGCGATCGTATTCCCGGAAATCGGTGGGAATCTGCTCGATGGGCGTGCCGGTCCCTTGCTCCACAGCGGGAGTTTCGTTGTCTGCCATAAGTTTTTCGCTATTGCGTGATCTCTGGGGCGGCCGCTTCCGCCGGCCCCATGTTCATGGCGGTGATTTGTGCCTGAATCTGCGCCAGCTGCGCTTTCATGAGCTCGATATCTTCGGTCGATTTGGCCTTCATCTCCGCCGTCAGCAGATCCACCCGCGCCTGGAGGGTAGCCTGCTCCTGATCGGCCTGAATCTTGGCCATCTCGATGCGCTCGTTGCTCGCCGTCTCGATGGCTTTGGTCTGCTGCTCCTGGGTGACGCGCTGCAATGCCTGAGTGAGCTGCTCGATCATCTGCCCATCCTGCTGCATCTTGGCCATCACCGCGGGCGGCAGCGGCGGAGCACCATCGGGCTGATCCTGCAGCGCAGGCGGCAGCGTCTTTTGCAGACGGTCGGCGATCTTGTCGGCACCCGGGAAGTCGCCGTTGCGGAAGATCAGGTCGCCCGCCACTTGCAGGATCTGCGGGTACGCCTGCGCAATCTTGGTCATCGTCTCGAAGGCTTCCAGGCGCTGCGTCGGATAGCTCGGGCCGGTGGTAATCGCCACGTCGTATTTGCCGGCGTGGAGGTCGTAGCAGCGGTCCTTGCCCTTCTCGTCGACATACTGCTGATTGACCTTGACGATCTGCTGCGCCCGGTCCTCGCCCAGGATGCGCACCTCGCGCGGGGTGTCGTAAATCTTGGGGATCAGCTCGACCAGGATCTGGCCACAGTGGCGGATGGCGCGGCTAAGATTGTCCATGAAGTGCAGATTCGCCATGCCCGACTGGCTCTGCCGGCGCTGAATGGCGATGCCGCTCGATTCCGGTCCCTGCGCTCCCAGCGCCGCATCGTAGATGTTGGTCGTCGCTTTGATGTCGTCACTAGCCTGTGCAGCGCCGAGCGACAGCGCCTGAATCGGCGGCTCGAAGATGTTGCGGGTCGGCGGCTGCGCCGGGTTGCCGGCGATGTCCACCGGTTCGTATTCGAGATAGGCCCACGGTATGCTATTGGCCGTGGCCCAGCGCGGATCCTTGAAGGCGCCTTTGACTCCGATCCAGGGTGCCTTGGTCCCGAGCATGACGGTTTCCGCCTCGCTCGACCGATAGAAGTTATACAGCTTTTGCGCGCCGCGGGCGAAGCGTACCAGACTGAACACGTGCCGCTCGCCTTCGACGTACATCTCTTTGCCGAGCACCACCAGGATCGGGATGTACTGCCCCCGCCAGTCGGTCTGATCCAGGATCTCGACGCCG